NCTTTCCAGAGCGTCTCCCCGCCTATGGCCGCTTTGGTTGCGTAAATGTAATCACTACTCCCGGAGCTTAATGCGGCAATAGCAAGGGCGAATGACCCGGTAGTCGCGCCGTCCGCTTCATCGGAGTATTCGCCGCCCGCGCTGGCTTCCATGATTTTGTTCTTTTGAGCGGCCAGGATTTTATCATTAACCGTCGCAGGGATAGTTGCCACGCCGGCTTCATTGCCTGTTGGCGGCGATTCGCCAACGAAAACAGGATCATCAAAAGAGATACCACCGTCAATACTATAGCGTGTCTGAGCGAACCCAGCATTTAAAGTAACTGCATAAATGCGAACCGCACCGCTATAACGCGGAACAGTTGCCGCACTGGTTGTCGCTGAGGAACGAATAAAAATAGCAACATTAGTAATGCCTGTTTCATTTCCTTCCCAACGATCAATACGGGGCAATCCGGTTTCAATTTCAGCTGCCGTGAGCGTAAAGGCATCGGCGGTAGGATTTCCTATCCATATTCGAGAAGCAATAAATTCATCTGTTTCAAAATATCCCTTTTCATAATCGTATTCCATTTCTACACTGGTAATCGTAGTTGAAGGGAATGTAATATTTATCTGGCAAGTACGCCCAAATGTAAAGCCCTGCTTCTGGTCTGTATGTGTCCAATATGAAGCAGTTATATACACGCCGCCCGCCGGAGTTATGCGACCATCGCCTAGTATCCATCCTTGCTGGTCGATGGAGAAATCATATTCAGTAGGCGTGCCAGCAGTTCCCGCCGCGTATACATAAAGTTTATCTAATTGCGCGGTAGGAGCAATAAGTTTATATGTCTTTCCTTCTAAATCCACAGATTTCCACAAGCCCGGATAAGGGTCAGCGTACCAAAATTTCGAGTCTGTTCCATCATCGGATATTGCCCAACTTTGAGTAGACAATTTATCTAGTTTTACGTGATTTATCGTTCCCGTAACGCTAGACGGCGTAATATCATTGAACGTTGGCAATAATCGAACATCATTAACATCCCATACTGTGCTAGCGTCCCAGATAACAACCGCCTTTGCGCGTACTCCAGCCCGTTCGCCAAAACCACCAACACCGCCAACACCGCCGCCGGATGAATGCGGGTCTTCCGGCTTCGTGGCCTTGTCAACATCGTCTGGCGTGTAAGGCGGAATATCACCAATTTCAATATTTGACGGGTCAGGCGCAACCGCTTCCGGCAATTCCGGGAACGCCGCGTAAACGGGCGCAACTGGAACAACGGGATTAAAGAGTCTTACCTGTCCAATGGGGGGAGTAGTTACAACAGTTTGAAAACCAACACCTTGTGTTTCCAATTTGAAAACAGCGTCTAAAGTAGGAATACCGTTTTCCTGGTCATATCCGATAGAGACGCTCTGGCACGTCCATCTATCAGAAGTGGTATAGCTGCTGCCATCTGGCGTTTCATCGGCGTTAATTGTCCATGTATACCATTTAGCGTCATGCGGGATTACCGCTTGAATATAACTGGCGGGCATTCTAGTTCGCAGAATTGTTTGCGGCTGCCTGGCTGCCCGGTCATCTGCTGTTCGTTGTCCTAATTCTGTTTTGGCCGCCGATAACGCGCTATTTCGCGCCAAAATCTGGCGGTCAACTGTCGCTCTTTCCTGCCCCTCGCTTTGGGCTACCGAGGGCGTTAAAGCTCGTAAAACCTGCTCGCCTCCAGTTGCCGTGATATAGTAGCCACCACCACCTAATTCCCGTCCTATAACAGGCGTATATTCAGATGAGGTGTTAAACAGCAACCCGCCGCTAGCATCAACCATCATATCTTGGGTAGTGAAATTACCAATTACAGGCAAGGCGTTTCTGTCGCTGTCAGAAATCATCCATGCTTTACGCGCAATTTCAATAACGCCTGTTGGGGAAGTCATAAATGACGCATTAATAGTAAACAATACATCGTTAATGCTTTCTAAGGCGCTGCTATCGCCGGATGAAAAGCGCGGCCATTGAAATTTATCTGATGTATCGCTAAAAACAATTGGCGCGATATTAGGGATAACTGTGTGTTCGGTCAGAAAATAGCTAATCGCTCGCCAAACTGTCAATGTTTCGATTTCCCCAAAAACGGAAGGCGCGGCGCTTTGCGTCATTTGAATACGACGACTGATAAGCCGTAGCATTCTAGCGGTCAGACCTTCTATCTTGAAAGATGCACTCAATAATTGAACGCCGTTGCTATCATAGGTTGTATCCAACGATTCGCGTTCAAAGCGCCCGGCGAAAACAAGGCCATTGGTAATGGTTGGCATATTGCCGTCAAGCCAGATAGCGCAATCCAGGCGATTAGGCCATTGGTCAATACGGGTTAATGGCGATGTTCGATCAATAAAATTAGCGCGGATTGAACATGTCCATCCGTTGATTACATCCCCTGTGATCTGAGGTGCATCAAAACTTAAATGAATTATCTCAGAGCGATCTTGCGGAACAATCCATAATTTAATGGTGAAATAACCCTGCTGACCTAAATTATCTGTCGCTGTAACGCGCAACAGATACTTCCCCGGTTCAGTTGCGCGAACGGTGACATTTTGAGTTGACGCGCCGCCGCTCTCAAAGGCCAGCCCATCAATATCCCACGCCCACGTCGAAACGCCCGTTGCGTCATTGTCGGTCAATAAAGCCAGGGGAGCTAATGGTAAATCGAATATTCCATCTTGCAAAACGCCCGCATAATATGGGCTTACATTATAAAGTATCGGCAATAATCGACGAAAGGTAATTTCATAATCACGAGGATAGGTGTAATTAGCAGGTTCAGTTCCCGTAATCGTGCGCGGGATTTTGGCGTTAGGCGGAATATCCTTTACAACCATGATATACCAATTATCCGACAAATCGGCGCTGGTTTCATTAATGTTTATGACACTGGATGTCGCCACGTCGTAACTGTTATCCGCCCTGATGCGGAATCGATGTTCGGCATTTAATAAATCGCCCTCGACGCTTCCCACATAGCATAAATAATCCGACCTTATATCAGTGTATGCGCCGATAGTAACATTATCGTAAGTTAATGTCGCAAAGGATGAACTGAAAGTAGCCTGGTTAATCTGAGCCTGGAAAATGATCGGAGCATCCCAGACCAATAGATAACAATCAGCATAATATCCACCATCGCGTAGGGCATTCAATTGCGCTTGTGTTAAAACGCCGGGAAAAGTCATAGTTATGATTTCATGTTAAGTAAGCAGGCTCAAACTTTGCAATGTCAATTGCAATTGGCGCGGCGTAAGCGAAGCGCCGCTTCCGTTATCGCTCTTGACATAAACGGTTATAACATCATTGGCGCTTAATGATAAGCGCCCGATCATTCCGGTTGTTGCCGGGTCGGGAGTGGCGTTCGTTGTCAATTCACAGCTATAATTATCAGTTACCCCGTTTATGTAGAATGTGAATACAAACTGCGTAGAAGCGTCGGCAATCGCGTCAATATGAAATTGCGCCGTATAATCGCCGCCGAAAGCAATGGTAATATCATCCGTTGTATGTGCCGGGGTCGTGCCTGACGATAAACCGTTGGCTGCGAATCCGGTTAATTTTGTCGGGGTAGTAGTAATCCCGGTTTGGGCGGTACTGCCATTTTGTGTGTAAATGTCGCCATGCACAAGCTCTTCCTCCAAAACTTTGTTAATAACAAAACGATAAACAAATGGCGACGGCCTACCGCCAGCGCGGTTAAGCGCTGAGGGATCGCCAATATCTAATACGGCGTTGCAAATAACATAAAAGTCCTCGCGGTAGCGTTGGGTAACGATTGTTACTTTTCCGCTTCGGTTTCCTCTTAAGATGCTGGTATAGAGGAATTCCCATTGCGCCTCGGTGATAAATCCGGCTTCCCAAGTAGTTCTAGGTCTTCCCCTGGAAAATATTATGCCATCCCCCCGACGGCCACCAACGCCGTCTGACCAGCGATTCAAATCATCCACAATATTAAAGAAGATATTCTCAACTTTAATAGTCTCGATGTTGACTAAACCCTCAATATTGTCATGCCCAGAAGCTATGGCGTTTCTTTTGGATGTAAGTACCATTAAGTGATCCCCAGTTGTTGCATAAGCTGCAATATCTCTTGCCGCGTTGATGTTGGGAAATTAAATGTGTTGATATTTTGCGTTGTGACGGCCTGCGCTTCCTGTTGCGCCCCTAATTGTAGTAGTTGGTTTTGAACGCCCGTTGATACATCTTGGAACGCTTCTCTTCCCGCAATCTGGCGTTCGCTTAATTGAAAAGCTAACTCCTGTTGTCTTTGGAAAGCGGCTAGAAAATCTTGTTCAAAGTCCTGATTAGTTTCTTGCGTCGCTTCTCTAACCATGCGCTTTTGCTCGCGGTTAGCGTCAATGGCGATTTGCTGGCGTTCAACCTGAGCGTCAAATTCTATTTCCGCCCGTTTATTGGCAAAATCAATAAGCGTTTTAAGCTCGTCTTCCAGACCCTTGAGGCGATCCTTTTCCGCCTGTTCGCGGGCGCGTTCTCTTTCCTTCTTCGCGTTTTCCGCCGTGCGCCGCGCTTCTTTTCGGGTAGTTTCGGCGGCTCGTTGAGCCTCCTCGCCAGCTTTCTTAAACGCCTCGCTAACTTGCGTATCCGCGATATCGGCGACTGTCTGAGCTTCAGTTCCTAAATCGGATAGCTTCTCATTCAACGTTTCAATTTGTTGAGTAACTTTTTCGCTAGTGCTTCCCCGCGCTTTCAGAACCGCCAATTCAGCTTCGATTGCTTCTTTCTCGCGGTCAATAGCGTCTAATCTTGCTTCATTCGCTTCCTTAGAACGGGATAATGCCTGCGTTTCAAAGCGGATCGCTTCCCCGGCATCGGAGGCAGCGTCTAGCAAGTCCTCATCCATTTGTCGGGCTAAGTCTTCCAGCGCCGCCGCCGCGTCATTGGCAGCCACCTCGTCGGAACGGAGCGCGCCCTCGACATTCGCCAGTTCTCCCTCGGCGGTTGCCAGTTGATCTCGCAGGTCGGCCAATCCCGCTTGCGCAGTGTCCGCTTCACTTCCAACCAAGCCAACCGCGTCTCCAATCTCAAAAAGATTGGTTTGCAGATTATTTACAAATTCGCCCCAGTTACTTGCCGCGCCCTCAATTCGCGGTTCACCAGCCTCGGCGGTTGCGGCCAGCTCCTCCGCCGCCTTAACCAATTTTTGCAAATCCTCAATTGAAGCCTGCCGGGTTTCGCGGAGTTTTTCTAGCTCTTCGCTCGTCTGTCGATCTAACGCGACTCGGTCTTCATTTAAGGCAAGCGTGCGCTCAATCGCTTTAGCCGCCTCTTCCTCGCTTTTTCGCAAGCTAGTAAGCGCCACGCCTAACCCAACAGAAGCCGCCGTTGCCGCAACGCCAACGGGCCCAAGCGCTCCCAAACTTGATCCTAAAAGCCCTAATTGCGATCCTATCCCGCCTAATCCGGCAGCGCCCGCCGCTTGCCCGGCAAAACCGGCGACTGAACCTAAACGCCCCGCATCCACGCCACCGGCAGCGCCCGCGCCCATACCCGTAGGCCGCATATCGGGTGGGCGAATATCCTTTGTCGTCTGGCGAAGGCGCTCAAATTGTTGGGTAACGCGCTTAATTTCATCTTCCGACGCGCCAACCTTTGCCAATTCTTGCGCTAAAACCCGTACCGCCTGCGCTGTGTTCCCGGTGCGCTTCGCGAAGTTTGCCACTCCCTTTGCCAGTTGGTCAAATCGGGCTTCGCGCTTAAGCGCGTCCATTTCTTTTGTAATAGCGCGAATGGCCGCGATTACCTCTTTATCGCCAACTGGCCTTAAATTTAGGTTAGCGTTTATGTCGCGGTCTTGAGTCATTTGTTGTTATTCTCAGTCTGTAAAAACCTGATGACGGATTCAAACCAGTATAAATGTTCAGTGTGCGAAGGGTTGGCGGCGAGTGTTTCCTCAAAGTAACCGGGATAAATGAAGGGTCGGCCTTCAGATACCCAGCGCAGATAAACACGCGCAACTAAGCCAATATTAATGCGCGGCGTAAATTCAAACGGGTAATAAGTCTGCCGGGGCGATGATGAAACGCCGATATGCCGCGCTATTGGCTGCGCGTGCGTTAGGACTTCTTGCCTGACCGCTTCCCACCATCGCTCGTGTCTTTTGGGTCGTTATCGTCCGGCTTTCCTTCCGCCAAATCATCGCTAACGCCCGGCAATTCCTGGCGCGTGGCGGAATAACCGCGCCATAATTCACCCGCGATTTCACGGCTGATACATTCATAAAACATGGCGAGCCGCTCGGCATATGACAATTCCCCGCGCTTTTCCCAATAATCAGACAAGCCGATTATATGCGCGTTTCCATGATGAGAATTGATTTTTATATCTACCGCACAAACTTCGACAATATGCCAAACACTGGTCATAAAATCTGGCGTGTCTAGCTCGCCTTCTAATTCCTGCTGTATGTCCAACGTGATTTGTTGCAATTTGTAAGTCACATATGGATGCCAGGAAATGGTTATCGCGCCTCCGGCGATCCTTGAAGTTACGATGTATTTCTCATTCATTGGATTTAGCTTTTATCCCGCGCTTAGATGTATCTGAATTATCGATTACCACCTTCCGAAGCTCGGCAAGTGTCGCTTCCCAATCCCCGGTAAGGAAAATGTCCTTTACGGCATAATGCTCGCTGCCCAGCCCATATGTACCGGGGAACGGCGGCGAGCATGGATTGCCGCACAATGTTTTTGTCGGGGGATTTCCGGCATAACGTCCGATGCGTGGATCATTTATAGTCATTTCGTATTCCCTTCATTGTGATTTATTAGGTGATAAAATCGGTTTCGTATTCGACAACCCAAATATCGTTCGCCGAACCCGCGCCAGTCAACGTGACAAGTTTTGTCGCGTCTGTAGCTACGCTAGTGACGGCGGTTTGCACGCCGTTCAGGGTAATGTTATTTTCGGCGCTACCAGTCGCGTCCGAACTGGTTGGGCGATACCCCAACGCGAACGTAGTCGCTACCCCATCGGCCACGAATGTCGTATACGCCAGTCGTTTCGCGCTACGACGATTGAGCCTTGCGGTTCTATCGCGCTCCAATCCTAAATCTTGCGCACTGAATAACATGCCATTTATATCACGTTGATCTAGCGACAAGTCTAGCGCATAAGTTACAGGCGCGGGATTAGTAACATCGCCCGTAATCTGCGCCGCTGGTGTGTCCACCATTTTCACTAATGTGCATTTAGGAAAAATGTGGTGGCGATACCAATACGCTCCAGTATCAACATCAGTTACTAATTCTGCCATCGATACCTTGAAGAAGGGGAACGTGCGGCGGCTTTCATTCTCGCCATACGTGAGTCGCGCTGTATTAGTCGTTGTGTCGATAGTTACACTATTGGCAAACGAATCCAACAATTCATCTTGCCTCGATAATTGAAATGTTGGAATGCCAAGCGCCGACGCGGGTTGCGGAATAGAGGCGAAAACATTTGTTCCGAATATAGTTACTTTCGGGTAAGTTGCTCCTTGCGGATCAATTGTAATAACCCCTTCGGGAACGTATGCGTTGTCTGTTTGAGGAACGGACTTTACATTAGGGGTTGTATCTTGCCCCTGTGGATAGCCATTATCGTCCCGAAATGCGATTTGTACTTCCTCGGCTGAGATACGAGCCAATTTGCTTTCAGTTAATGCCATTATATATGCCTCCTAAATCAATGATTTCTGAATATCGACAATAGATATCCATCCTTCTAGCAGAATGTCATCTAACGCCGGTTCCGTCAAAATGTTGAGCGCGAGCAGATCCTCGCGCTTCCATCCGGTGCGGGCGTGGAAAAATTGCTGAAACGCTCCTATAACAAATTCCGCGCCGGGATGGTCATTTAGATAACCTACTTGTAAATCTTCTAAGGAAATAACCGTTTTCCAACCTTCCGGGATAGCGTTGGTGCGTTGGGTTGGAATCCCTTTCCCGAAACCTTTAGACGCGAAAAACGCACGCTGTTGTAATGGCGTTGTCCATTGAATAGGCAGCACTACCGCGCCCGGAATTTGACCAAGTTCTGCTAATCGGCGATTATCCAGATAGCCTCGAACAGTGCCGTCGAGGAAGGTTCTCACCGCTTGTGGCGTTCTTTCTAGTTGGTCAACATATAGATTTAGAACTTCTGGTACATCGAATACCACGTCCAACATATCATGTACCTTTATCTCTGTGCATGTAATGTTGCCATTCCAAAATGTAGCTCGATCCCAGATAATCGCCTAGCGTTCCTACCTGCCCGGAAAAACGGGTAGGATTTTGAATGCGGGCGCTACCGGAAATAAAACCCGGCTGCATAGCTGTGAATGAATCGACAATTAGATTCTTGTAATTCGGATCGCTCATGAACCCCCATACTATATCGGCCATATCCTTGATAATCTGTTGTTCATAACCTTTTTGAAACATATTAGCCATTGGAGACCGGATCAATAACATCTGAACTACAAATGTAATCCGACTTGTCCGATGGTCGGTATTTAACGCGATGCGCCAGGGAAGCGACACATTCAACCAAAAGGGATAACCCGCGCCCGCTTCTAATGGGTATTTCGAGCCTTCCGAATTAGAAGGAAGCGCAAGCTGAATGGCGGAAATTCGGTCTAGGTAATCATCCATATCCGGTTTGGAACTCACACGCTTATCCTTCGATTAAATTCAATAGTCCCTAAAATCTGCTCGACTTCCGGCGAAATGTCTGGAAGCTGTTCTATTCTAAGCCCGGCGAATGTTACGCGCTTAAACTGCCCGGCTCTCGCCAAATCAAAGGCGGCTTGCTTTTGCGCGGCTCGAACGATAGCATTGTCTGGCTTAAAGGTGTCAATTGGCGTATCCAACACATGACTGGCGGCGGTACTGCCGCGAATGCCCCGAACAACAGTTAGTTTTTTATTGCCTATATCCACACTGACAATGCTTAGGTATTCATCCTCAATGCGAATAAACTGGCCGGGCGAAAAGCGGGGAGTTAAACCCCAACCATCGGCGGCGGTCACATCGGCAACGGTTATCTCTGTGGCGGTGGCCGAAATGTTAGGGTCGTCTTTAACCTCATCGCCACTGGATACCCAGGCGTTATCGTAATCTGAATGCCAACCCCAGATTCCGACTATCTCGATTTCGCTTGTATTATCCGTTCTACTTGTCCATGACAACGACGTGTTGATAAGCCGCAACGCAATCGCGGGGGATTGTCCACGTGGATATAAGCGATAATCTGTATTTTCTACTAGCGATGTTCCGTCTCCCAAAGTCACAGATGTTATTGATAATAAAGGATATTGTAAATAAAGAGACATACCCTTAATCAGGTCTCCGACAAGAGCGTCTACTACATTCTGATATTTTGTATCGAGAAGCGGCGCAAACTCAAAACCAAAACGCTGCTTGAATTTTCCGACCACTCGCTGCCCGTATTCCAGTATTTTTTGTTTTGTAGGAGCGCTAACCCCTAATTCGCTAGGAGGTGGCTGTTCATCAAAGAATTGATCGGTGGTCGCATAAGTAAATGTCATCTTAAATTACCCCCAATGATCGCGCAACACGGATAATATTGCTTTGTGACAATGCTTGGTCATAAAGCCCTACAAATGCCAAATTGCCCTTCCATCCGTTTTGGGGCACTGTATTTATTGCTCCAATAATTGAATTAGTAGAGGATAATGCGCCTACCCACGTTCCTAGTCCAGACAGGGTATTTATCAATGTATCATTTACGTAGCCTTTAACTTGGTCAACGTTAGTATCCCACGTAAGAGTCAATAAGCGCCTACCTGTAAATGTTTGAGAAGAAAGTGTGATTAATTTGACTATATTCCCTGCTTCATAAACAAGATCGATACGATTATGCGTTGCGGATTTAGAAATGTAAGCAAAATTGGCAGTTTGATCCGCGCCAAAAAATGCAGCGAAACGGGCTATCCCATCTGTCCAAACATTTGAATCTGTAATCTCTATAAGCGCCAACAACGTACCTTGAGTTGGATCAAAGAGAATGTCCAATTCAGAACTATAAGCATTTGTATAGCTTGTTGTACCGTTATAGCCCGCTGTATTATAAGGAACACGACTGTTGCCAGATTGTCCAACTGTGACATTATTGTAATCGCCATTTAATGGGTTTGCTGGCCTTACTACGATAGATTCCACGCTTCCTGTAAAATCACTATCGCCTCGAAGGATAAGCGCCGTTCCGTTGGCGGTAAATTCTTCCGTGAATTCCCCGTTAGCAGAACGCGCCGTTCCCGCTTGTGTGCCTAAAATAGGCGTGACCGTACCCGCCGATATGCCGCTAGTGACAATCGTCACTTGATAACGAATACCATTTGTAAGCGGCGCAACAGTAGCAGTCAAATCAGCGTTAGCAACCTGTGTTCCATCCCATGTCGCCTTGCCAGACGCGATAGTTACCGCCGCGTCTTTTGTCCAGTCAGTATCCGTATCAAAATCACCATTGATAACAACATCCGCACCTGGAAATTGGGAACTGGCCTTAATCGCGCCATTGGCCGGATTATTGGCATAAGCAACATCGCCAGACACTTCTTGTAAAGGCCAGGAAACAAGATAGCCATCTAATGACTGAATAAGCCGCAATACTGATTGCGCCAAAATAAGGTTTCGCCGTTGTCGAACAACCATAGATTAATCCATCCAGGCGTAAGCTCTAATGCTAAGGTCTGTCGCGGCGGCATAAGTCGGCGTTCCTGTTGTCACAAAATATGCGTATAACAAACCGCCACTTGATGCAAAATCGATAGCCCAACTATCGCTATCCGCTCCGGCAATATTGTTAAGCGACTCATAGTCGCTAGCGCTAACGGTAATTGTTCCAACCCATTTTTGCCAATCAGAAAGCGAAAGTGTAAACGGATCATTATCATCGATAGTTGTAGGTTGGCGATCAAATAGATAAACCTTAAACGCCTCGTCTTGTTCCGCTACGTCTATGATCTTTATTGAGCGCAATGTTCCGCCGAACATTTCCTTAAAATCAAAAATGATAAGACCGCCAACAACATCCCCGGCGGCATACGCGCCCGCCGTGATGCCTGGCGTTATAACTGGCGTTGCTCGTGTGCGATTTTTGAGCATTGAATTAGCCCTCCGTCAATTGCTCTCTGTTTTTAGAGGGCTTAGCCTTCGCTTGCTTTTTTGCTTTTTGTGGCTCTTCCTCCAAAATAGATTTGGCAAAATCGCCCTCAAGCAAGAATTCTGTTAGCCCTAGCAAGTTGGGGTCTTCTATATCATAATCACCCAGTTGGATTATTTTTCCCCCAACCCCTTGATATATTCTATGTACACGGATAATCCTTTTTACTGTCATACTCGTATTTCCTCATACATAACATACAACGTCATGATTAGGTCATTTGTAGTTGGCGCAGCGCTACCATCGCTAGTATAGGTAGCTCCAATGGTCGCGCCTGCCGCTATTGGATAATCGCCATAATTAAATTTCCCTTGATATGCGGTTGTGGCAGCAACATCAATACTAATATCAATGCCAGTATCAACGCCTGCCGTAACCAATTCGACCGTAACCGCGCCCGCCGTAAACGCGGCTGATAAACCAATAGAATAACCAACTAAAAAGCCTCTATCCCACGCGGTATACACACCATCCACACCACCTAACACCGGAATTTCTGTATCTGTTTGGGAAGCCTGTAAATCCGCCAATGCGAAATGATAGGCGATAATGGGTTTGGTAATTCCAATTTGCTCTTGCAAAACCATGTGATTTCTCCTTGATTATAGAAGGGGGTATTAAACCCCCTCATCATGCTATGACTTTAAACAGCGATATTATACAGAATAGCGACAGAATCGTTATCGCGTATCTGTATATTGTGGCGGGTGGTAACAACCAATTGCCACGAATCGTAGTATGGTATGTATGTGATAGACTGGTTAACGCGACGGCGATAACCAATCATGACGCTCGGAACATGGGCAATAACCAAGCGTCCCCGACTTACGACATTGCCATCATAGGTGATCTTTCCATCAGCGTCTGCTAATTGCATTTGCGCTGATATATAAACTGGAATGCCATCAACAAAGCCTAAAACGCCCTTTTGCGCGGTAGCATTTGGCCCGGCCTTATCCATGGTAATGAATTCATCCAAACCAAGCAATTTCGAATATGTCGGATAATCGACAAAAATCGCCAAATTATTTGGAATGGCCGCATTTGCGGACGAGAGCAATGAACGTGTTTCCCGAATGGCGGCAAGCGTTGGATTATTGCCGGCCATTGATAGCGCGTTCGTGCTATTTGTGACCAGCGCATTTTTAATTAGGCCATCGTAGGCCATATAATTGTTTGTCGCTGTCGGTGTTCCACCATCATAATTGATGTTTCCGGCTGTGGCTGTATCGCCATTTAAATTCACATTTTCATGACCATCCTGAACGGCGCGAACAGCCTGCTCTTGGAAAACAGGCATTAGACGTTCAATGCCATCCTCTTCCAATTCGGCGGAAATACCAACGCGAACCGCGTGCTTTTTGGCATTAAATGTGACTTTCGCGGTCCCTATTTTTGAATCCGGCAATGCCGCGCCCGATCCACTGATAGTTAAGTCGGCTTCATCTGTCGTTTCTCCCACGAAAAACGCGGTAGGGTCAGTGCTTTCGACTGGATACTCATACGGATTGGAGAGCATCTCAATATTCCGAAATACAGACAATGTATGATTATCCAATCGTTCTCTACGCCAAACATCCTGCGACCATAGAGTAGGAACCCATTCTAGGCCGAACCCTGTATTAGTAGTATGGTCAAGTTCATTAGCCTTCATGCCCATAACGCTCTTAGCGCCAGCGATCACACTATACTCAATGCTATTGCCGCTCTGATATGTTTCAAGTGTTTTATCAGCCAACATTTTAAAGAATGTTGTGGTAGGTCGCCAATTTATGTTTCCGCCTGTTTTTCTGGCCGCTTGGCAAAAGTCTACCATAAAGGACATTTGGCTTGCCGTCATGTGATTATAACGATGTTTTTCCTCAACATCTAAATCGCGGACATGTACAGCAGGGGCGCGAAAGCCGCCTATCTGACTTTTACGACTGGCGCGTCCCAAGCGTTTGCCTAGCTTCTTAAGACGATCATTACGCTCATGGCGAGCAAGCGCGTCATTGATATATTGCGCGGCCACTTCTTCCACCTTAGTATCCACAAGATTATTAAGCCAGGAACGAACCGCTTCAGGCTCTTCTTCCAGTGGCATTTCTTCCGCTTGTTCGATTGCTTCTTCTACAACGGCTATTGTGCCCTCCACAATAGTTTCTTCGGCTTCATCCGCCACTTCCGGCGGGATTTCAACCGCTTCTTCTTCTTCCGTGCCCGCGAGTATTTCCTGTACAATCTGTCGGATTCTCGCGTCCAGTTCCTCCATTAATTCCGGGGGAATTTGTTTCTGCGCATTTTTAGCCATGCGTCTTTTCTCCTCTGTTATTTGTTTATGCGATTGGTTACTCTGTGAATTATCATTAGCATCTTGTTTTCCCTCGGCTTTAGGCAATACTGCCTCTTTCCCAAAGTAATCATCTAATGCTAGCGTTTTCAAATTCCGAATACGGGTGTCCGATCTTGGTTCTGCCGGGGTAGGGGTTAAACTACCTTCGACAATCGGCCACGTTTTAATATGTCCATCCTCGTCAATTTCTATAAGCCCCGGTAAACTGCCAGACGACCAATTTATAATGCCCCTATCAATTAGTTGTTTAATTATCGTTACATATTTATTATGTAACGCGATTTGACCTTCCGCCCACAAGCCAATTTCGTCTTGACTTAACGTATCAATGGGGCCCAGCTTAACAGATTTCATTGTGCCGTCCATGCCATGATGGTATAGCATAGGTCTTTCATTATACCAGTCTAGCGCGAAATCAGTTTCAGGGGTAAAATATTCGCCCTGTAAATCGCGCTCTTCTGGAGTTCCCCATCGCACAAGATAACCGCCATAGCGATCATTGCCGAGCGATTTTACTGCCGCGCCCAAACGATAATCGCATATAGATTTATTTTGATTTTCACTCGCTTCAATCGCGGCAATTTGGGCATGGGCTTCTTCCTCAGTGGCATGGCATCCTAAAGAATCGCCAACCGGCTCGCCGTCTTCGCCTTCTTTGAAAACGCAAAAGACGGTTTCATTTTCACGTTGTCTTTCGGCCACGAGATAAGGCATTGGTCATTCTCCTAAATTATTGGGGCCCAATCAGGCGCGGTAAACGCCCTCGACTTATTGGCATATCGGTTTCTTCTAAATCACAGCGACAGCCTAAAAAGCAATTTAAACGACTGCTCTGGGGTATAACATCCTGTTCAAAGAAGACGCGCCCGAATTTTACTTTCCCGTCTAATTTCAGGCAGTCCACACAACCGTCGGCCTGGGGGTTGCGCCGCCACACGAGGCGTTTATCCCAGTTGGCAACCGCGTAACCATACTTTTCCACCTGACTGAAGCGGACAATCCAGTTATCGGCGCGGGCTTGCAATTGACCTAACCTTCCCCCTTCAGCCCGCGAGCGCTCAATAATCGCGTCGGCAAATTGAGCGACATGGGATTGCTCTTGCGCAATCAACTCTCCTATTTTGGCGCGTTGCTCATCAGTTAAATCGCTCATTGACGCGCCGCCTCGTTTAACGCCATCCTCAAAAGCAATGCGAAACTCATTCTCAATTAGACGTTTCATGTTGCTTTCGAATTGAGGACGGTCAAGTTCCCCCGACCATAAGCCCCGGATATTACTGCGCAAAAAGCGTTTATAGCTTTCCAGGCTCTTAACGCGAGGATTATTCGTCAATTGTTCATAACTGAAAACTGATGAATAGCCTTTATTAAATTCATCCTGAATTTTATGGCTTAACCAGAATGGCAGAGCATGACATTCAAATGGCCGATTGTTTTTTTTTCTGCCGCTTTTTCGTTCTGCTACGAACTTGCGTAGCGTGTTCAATTCATTAATGATTTGGTCATGATAAGATTGGTCGTCATATTCTAAGTCCCACATTAAATCTTCATCATGTTGACTTATCTCATCATGCTTAGAACAACTACAAGACATTCCCTTATGCTTTATTTCAAAAGGGAACGGGGTATTTTCCTGTTCTCCAAACGCGCTATCGGTTCCTATATCATCGCTGTTATTTGGCGCTTCTAAATCAAAAGATTCTAGACCAAAAGAATCGGATGGCATAGGCAGTTGCTTTTCCCAAAGCGTTCTTATTTCGGAGGCGGGGACAAGCATTCCGCCGATATTATACATCCCGCGCTGCGCTGGATTAGGCGTGATACCTTGCTGTTCTGCGGCGGTATATAAATCCATTAACCCGCCGCTCACCTGCAAATTGATTAATTCGGCCTGCTGCCGGTCTAATTCTGGTTGCGCATCAAATGCGCTGGTATCAAACTCAAACCGCACAAACTCTCCGGGCGCGATGTAATAAGGCAAAAGAGAGAGATTGATGAACTCTTCGATGTTTCGAGCCAATGGGATTACAGTGAAGCGATAGAATTGTTCGCGCTTGTCTTTGTATTGGCTGGCTGTCGTATCTCCCAATATGGCCGGATCAACTCCAAACATACTGTAAATCTTTTGAGATATGTGTTGATCTAACGTAACATGTTTAGATAAATCCGGCGCATCGAAGGTGACAATGTTCATCGGTCTATTAAAGACTGCCATGCGCCATGCGTTTTGCGTGCCGCGATGCTCGCTTTTAAATTGTTGGCGTAATTGCTCAGAATCCTTCTCAAAGAATTCTTGATCTCCAGTGGGGGAGGCCGCCGCGCCCGGCCTTGCGTCATTGATAAAATACCGAGACCAATATCGAGCAACATCGCGGGTAATATCAATCTGGTCTAAAATTGTCGATACTATAGGCAGCCCGATGAAATCGTTTTCTGAATTTCTATTGTGCCAGTACGCGATTTCCTCTGGCTTGAATGATATGTATTCGTTTGCCCAACCATAACGATAGCCTGTAACCTGATTATCATATTGAACAGTAACGCCTCTTGGGTTAAGCCAGTCTAATGTTATCATTGCGAAGGGCGCGATGTTTCGCTCAATGAAGACCTCGCCATAAAGCAACCATGACCACGCGATAACATCCAGCAATGATGTGCCATTAATTTCTCGAAAGTTACGCATTTCTTTTTGAAAGCTGTGCCTGCTTCCCACATCATTTGAACGCGCAATGATCTCCCCGTTTTCGCGTTCAATGCCGGGATATTTCACAATATCCCATCTGAATGATAGAACAGACTCGACAATCTTTAGTATCGAGGCGCGGACTTCCTGCACCAGCATAAAAGCAAGGGACGCTCCATATTTCCCTTCAGGCATTGATTGTACATGCGCCCCATATGAAGCAAGGCCACCTAGCGTAAGCGGATATAGATTATGACTTTTGATTGTCCGCTTTTTCTGTTTGCTCTTGCCGCCGCCGCGTCGCTTCCTCTTTTTACCCAATGCGAAAATCCCTTATTTTAAATAAATATCACCGATAAGTCAGTGGCGCTACGCATCACACCGTGCCATGCCAGCGCAAGCGCGATCACACAATCATCGTGCATCCCGTCCGGGGCGCTGTACTGACTGCGGTTCGTGGGCGTTACTTTCCGTTCGTAACTCATCAATTCGCCCTTGATAACCGGGTCGTTTAAACTTTCTATTTCGCCCCGGTCAAAAGCCAGAACAAGGCTTTCGATAAGCCCAGGCTTGCTTCTCGCCGTTGTCATAAAGCCGCGCACGGGAAGCCCCTCGCGTTGCAACGCCTCGATGTTTGGGCTTCCGATACTGTTCTCTTCAGCCCAGATAACATAAGGCTTCCACTTCTCATACATCGTTACAACGCGCCCGCGCTGCAATGCCCAGTCAACGCCGTTGAATCGATCATAATCCACCACACATTGTTTGTCTCGATCAATGACCACGATTACCGTGTAATCTTTTATTTGCGCCCAGTCAATTCCAAAAACAAAGCGCCCCTCATATGGCCCTTGTATCGTGGCCGTACTGCGCTCATCAATATAGCGGAATACCGCGCCCTGTCCGGCCAGGAACTGGGCGAGTATTTCTTCCTGATAATCCTCTTCAGTCATGTCCGCTATGAGCAGCTTCAAAGCCTCTTCTGATAAATGCGGATTCTTTAACGTGCTAAAGTTCCACGCTTGCCACTCAGTATTTTGCGGATCATTGGCGCTAAGAAATAATCGGAAAAACCAATTACGGCGCAATGGCGTGCCATAAAATTCAGCAACGCCCCTTCGAGCGACCAGCATGGGCGCTCCGACAGTTTTCCACGCGGTAGGGTCAAGCCTACCACACTCATCCAAAATCAACTTATTAACATTTCCGCCGCGCAGGGTGTCGGGTGTTTTGCCTGTTTTCACCCGAATTCTGCCACCGCGATATTCTATAATGCGCCGGCTTTCATTCTTATAAAAGCCGGGCATGTCGAATAATGGCCGTAGCCAGGTCTTGATATAATCCCAAAATAAATCGGACTGGTCTTGCGTCGTGCTTGACAGATGCACGTGAGCGCCGTCCAGCAGTCCGCATCCGCCATATTGTTTTCCCCCGATGGCCGACATGCTCGCCATCATGGTCTTTCCTACTTGCCGCCCAGCGACTACGACTTTACGCATTGCCGGGGAAAGCAGAATTTCCCGTTGTCTGTCATATGGGGTTGGCAAATCTGAGAGCGCTAACGGATTATCCGCCGCGTCGCTAAGTCGATCATGTACTATCGATAGTAATGAGTTTTCCAACGTCATGTTGGATTGCGGCAAGAATGGTTCTGTCCTGTACATTATCACGTATAATCCCTACAATGGCCGACACAAGCAGCACGGCACGTTCCGCCGTGATGTTATGCTGCATTTCTACCCGCCGCTTGCGCTCCGATTCTACGAGCCTGCGGCGCTGTTCAATTAACTCAAGAATATCTTGCCAACCTCGATAGTCGGCATTGCCTTGTCGGGATAACTCATCAAGTTCTCTGAACAGTTTTTGCATCCACTCTGCGTCTTGCGCCTGAACTGCTAACGAAAGCTCTTTCGAGACCCTCCGTATTTCCGCCCAGATATGACCGATGGCATCTCCAGCCACTCTCCCAAGCTGCTCGGCAATGCGGCTATCAATAAGCGCGATTTCTGAACTGAGATTCAACAGGTCGGGATCACTAGCCGCCTCCCTGTATTTATCCGCCAATCGCGCTGGAAGGTACTTGCTATATCGCCCGTGCTTAGTCTGGGGCAGGGCGTACCCGTTGGGTGTTTTGCCACCGTGCATACGACAGCGCGTGCGCCCGGTTATTGGCGGGTTTTTACACGTTCCGCCATTGCGAGTTTTTGCCCCGCATTGATGTGCGTGGGGGTTATTGCTTCGCATAAGGTTTCTCCGCGCATTGTACCATGTGGTTATGCCTTATCATGCAGTCTACCCGCCATCGTCGATTAGCTCCGGTTTAACATCATTTGCTTGTATTTATTTCCCAACAACCAGCGCGTTTTTGCAGATGACGGCCACCTGACCAATTCACTACCAAGCCTCCCGAACTCGCCTAGCGAGGGCGCAATATCAGTAGTATCTCTACTTGACTGCATAAATTCTATATATGACTTTGAAACATCAAAAGTGTCACCATAATCGAGTTGCCATTTTTTATTACGCCTACCCTGTATCCGCATTATATGCTTGGTTGCGCAATTGAACTTAGCCCACTCTAAAAATTTTTGCATCTTAGTATCTTGATTTGCAGGCTGTATAAACCGCGTCATGGGTGTGGGAGGCTGAGGGTTAAACGTGGTAAATTTTAACCGAGTAATCCCCCATTTACACTGTGATACTAATTGTAAATATAAGTCTTTGAACTCTTCCCAGTCACTATCATTTGTATAAGGCATCCCATGAATAAAAAATAAGTGCGTATTGATTCTGGCTTTTTGAAACATCTTTAAAATGAACAATAACCGATCTGTCAAAATTGGTTTCCCTACTGCCACCCGGATACGATGGGAGATTCCCTCGACTCCTATTCTTACAATTCTGGGCTTTGATTTGATAATATCCATAATAACCGACTCATCTTTTAGCGCGTGGTAAGAGAGGCTTTGAGCGCTTAGCTTTGTGTGCGCAACCTCTCCCAAAAAAGGCAGAGCTGCGGCATCATTTGTAATCAACATTACCTTCCTTTTCTCTGATTGCAATCGAGAAGCAATTGCTGCCAAGCGTTTACCATAAGGAGATACTAAATATGGTTGTCGCCATGTTGTCGCGCAAAATTTACATTTCATACGACACCCTTTAGATGCAATTAATCGAACACAATCATCATCAGATAAGACCGGAGGGACATTCCAATCAACAAATTCATCTGGGCTTGCCAGGTGTGAAGGTATATCTTGTAATAAACATAGATTCTGCATATCCCGTTCAAGTTCGCTTATTTGCGATCTTTCTATCGCGTGTTCATACTGAATAATAAATTCTCGAATCGCATCAATTGAGTTTTCCCGACGACACAAATTCAAAATGTGCCGGACAAACCGGTATGCTTCACCAATAGCAACAGCATCACAATATTTCAGCGCAGTTAATGGGGCGGTGTCTATTGCGCCGCCTGTAATAAGATAGCCACGCGGCGCTTTTGACCGTATTGTTTTTATCCGCTTGACCCAATCGACGATCCCGGCATGACACACGAAAACAATATCAGCCTTCCCCATATCAACTATATTTATGTTCTTTTTTTGACATTCCCATTCCAACCATCGGGAAACAACTGATGTTAGTTGATATTGGCTATAATTTTTATTCGCTTTAGCATTTGCATCAACTATGGCTACTGATAACATCAATCCCCGCTTTTATTATTTGCTCAATCATAGTTGCTTTATTATCAACTCCGCCCAAAATTTTCAATGTGTTTTGATATATTACAGAATCTACCATAACCCCAATATCGCCAAATTCAAACCGAATTAACCGCGCTCCTGTGCCGTGTATTTTATCCATAATATCGCGCTGGTTTTTGCCGTCAACATTATCACTATCGCCGATTAATTCAAATGACAACCCAAACAAAAGAGCGTCTAAATCATCTAGATCATACCCACTCGAAATCACCATTTCCTCATCGATGGTCGCTAGCTCTTGAAGCATATCGACTAGCGCGTGTTCATCCCAACCGCCCAAAATAGTGAGACGATTATCGGCTATCAGGTATCCCTTAACTTGCGCTTCGTTCTCGAACCGAACACCCCGATTGGTTGGCACATACCAATCGTCATCACGAACATCAATGCGCCCTGGCGCTTCCATCTTCTGTCGTTTCATCATATTGAGGGCTTGTGTCCGGCCATGCCCGCAAAGGAACAGCCCGCTCAATTCGTCAATAACGCCCGGCGCAACATAGCCGTAGGCTTTGTATGAAGTAATAACTGCTCCGAGGTCATGGCTCTTTGGATTCGCCGGGTGTTGACGATTCATTAGATCCGAGAGCGCCATGTACTCGACATAGATTTCATCTATCAAAATTGACCTCAGTTTTTATTTTCATGTCTTAGGCCGCTCTTCATCAGTTACCTATCATCAACGCCGCAAAAGCAATTACAACTATGTGCGCTGAGCCAGTTGCTATTTTACTTTTTCGTTTCTGTTTAACCCATTTCATCGGTTAACCTCAATAAATGACAGGATAGCGCCTGGTTAGATTAGACCTTTGCTTCCAGGTCTTTCATTAGCGTAATTTGCATGCCACTATCCAGGAAGCCGAGACACGCCGCATCGTTCGAGTATGATCCTAAATACCCCCCCACTCGTTCCGGGTAGGTATAGGGCGAATACTCGTAGGTATCAAACTCATAACCTTCTAGTGGTGGGACAAGGTGGCTAACGACTCTCCATTTTACAACATTATCGAGCGGAAAAAATTCAAATATCCCCGCCGCGATTGTGTTGATGATAAGAATCCCGTCGCCAACACTGACATCATCCTGATTAAACACAGTCACGTCTAAGTGCGATACCTTGCGCTTGCCCCACTGCATAGGGCACTTCAGCTCGACACTCACTATAACGTGAGCCTGTACGAACTCCGGTTCATCATTCTTGCGTTTTCCATCTACCATTGGGAACTCTCCCGTCTGTGTTTACGAACACTCAAAATTGATAGGCGCTATCCTATCATCAACGCCGCGAAAGCAATTATAACTATGTGCGCGGTTTGGTCGCCCCAAACAGCAACGGGAACGGCATACATACCTGCTGTTGTCTGCCTAAATACCTTGCGCCAAAACGCCATAATAAAGCGCAAGTCGATTATTATGTGTGATAATCCAATAAGCAACGCGACCAGAGGAGAGAAGATTAACATCATTCCAGCAGAATGAATGAAGCCGTGCAGCCAACTAGCCCCATGTCGAAGGGAGACTTTGTTAACAGCAATCCATTCATTCTGAAAAATCCAATCACAGACCAAATGAATTACAATTCCCCACACAAGATAGTCGGTTGCGTCCATCAATCGCCCTCTCCGTCAATTCACAAAAACACGGAATGTTTTGTACTTTGCGGGCACATTCCGCAAGCCCGTCAATGTCAGTTTGCTTCGCATTGACGACGAAAGGAAATTATAACATCTTATTACAGCGCTCGCAGTCGCCATAATAAGATTCCCGCTATCGGATTCGAACCGATACACTAACTATCCACAATGGCTAACATAGATCGAACACACCTGTATACGAAAGAAGCGGATAATCAGGTCGCAACCTGCGCGGGATAGAATGTAAAAACGCCACGTGACGTTTGGCGTGGCGTTTCCACTATTCGATTTAGTTTAACGTGTTTCCTGTGGAATCGCAATATTGCAACTCCTGATCCTATTATAAAGCAAGTATAAATATTGTCAAGGCATCCGAAAGAAATTAAGAAATTATTCATTACGCGCATATGGACGTATCGGGCGTTGCATATTTTTAGCGTAGCGCTGGCGTTCCTGTTTGCGAATACAGCCTTTACAGATTGTTTTGTATCCCGTTTTGCAAGTTTCATCCTGGTAATAGTCACTCAGTGGCTTGCGTTGCTCGCAATTATTGCACCTATAGCCAACGCAATCGGGATGCGCGGACGCGGCGTGTAGCCAGTCTAAATCCAACGGCTTCTCGTGGTCGGGCATCCAACGAGGATAAGCGTATTCATGCCCTATGTAACTTTTTGCTTTTATTTGGCCGGTACGCCACAGCTCAAGCGCCGCCCATTCTGTCGGCCGCCAAACAGCGTAATAACCGATAATGGCCGCCCATGATCTCGCTAATTCCAGGCGATTACCCATCCGCGATCTGCCCTAAACAACGCGCCAACAGCGCGTCATCATACAATTCAAAACATTTATCGACTTCTGTTTTATATGTTCGATAAAACAATTGCGCCCATTCCGCGCAATGCTCCGTCTCGGCTTCATCATCAAACATCAGCATAACCAACATCTCGCAATGTTCTACCAACTCGTCTCTGTTGTCTGTTCTGTCGCTATTCCAGATTAGCAACAGCCCCAACGCCACAAGGCACGATACAATCATAATAGCGATAAGAAATAGCCTGTCTATCCTGTCCATACGATCCACCACTGGCCTACGCCTCGACTATCCTCATTGTAGCATATCACACAAAGCGCGGTAACTTTCTAATCTATTACTAATGCCAAACGGTTACTTTCTGTGATATACTATAGGTAGTTAAGAGCGCGATAACGCGCAGACGATGATAAGGAGAACAGACATGAACTATCAGGTAGAGATTAAAGGAACAGACGGGTATCACAGTGTAGATTATTTTGCGACAAAACGTGAGGTTATACGATACATTGCCGACGCGATGGAAGTTACCCAGGTAAGTATCAAAGATGAAATCGACGCTCGTGAATCGAGCACGATATATCGCGATAGCCTCGGTTTCCGCGCTTTTGTAACTTATGATAATGGCGACTGGGAAGACTAAAACATACTCATTGTGAGGGTTTAAATGCTTAGATATATTTGCCCGACATGTAATACCCATTTCATTCCATATACATCACATCCGCAGGCGAAATATTGTTCGCCTGCGTGTAAAAAAGCGGCGGCGAATGCCAGATATTACGCTAAAAACCGGGAAAGGATTATATCACGAATCCAATCCAACCAAAGGCGCAAGCGCACACCCGCCCTCAATGGATTTGTTTACTTCCTTTTGTGCGAGAAAACAAGTATGGTGAAAGTGGGCTATAGCAAAAACATAAAAAGGAGGATCAATTCGTTACAAACCGCCAATGCACACGAATTAACTCTTTTGGGGCATATAACAGGAAATCCAGAAAACGAAGCATGTATCCACCGGATGTTGGGGGATTATCATCATCGTGGGGAGTGGTTTATTTATAACAATAATTCGCTAACAATAATTCGCTCGATATTATCTACCCCCACAATTGTGGGACAGCGCCCACTAGGGCGCACAAGGAGAACACGAAATGAACGCAAACGAAATACACGAACAAAAACCATACACCATTATGATAAACAACCCGAACGGGCGAAATTTTGCAATTATCGGCACTATAGACGACGGTATTAAAAAATGCGCTGAATTACGAAACGCCCCGCCTGACGAATTCGAAACGTGGGATAATTCCAAATTTGTAGGATATGAGGAAATTGTAATACAGTTAGGGTTTTCTCATGCTGCCTGGGCGCATCCGTTACCAACGTTCAAGGGAAATGGCCGCTAAACCCCACAACCATCTCAAAACCCCTCAAGCCCGGCGCAACTTGCCGGGGTTTTGAGTCAAACGATAAGATGTTTCTATATTCAAGGAGACTGAACAATGACTAAAATGAACGCAACTTTGAACACAGCCGCAGGACATCACCCTTTCTCCCCTTTCTCCTCGGTCTATTCTGTCGATTGGAATAGCGCGGGAGGAATTGGAGAAGGTGGATTTTGCGAGGTAGACATGAGCGAATATATCTATATTGGGCAACGCGATGATATACATTATCTGGTAATAACCTATGGAACCAACACTGCCCATGTTCAGCGCGTAACCAATGCGCCGTCGGTGGGCGCGTTCCCTGGCGGCTACGAGATTAATAGCGCCCATGAGCACATTTTACTGCCCCAAGGACTAAGCGACAAAGAAATTCAGCAATACTGTATCGAGGTCATGGAAGACCCCGATTGGTACTTTAAGCAGCAGCGTTATTTACACTTTCGATGCTCGGCAAGTGGTGAGTTGAAATACAACACTATTGCAATGGTGGAAGAGCGGAAATGTCGCATACGGAATAATTGCGGCCATGTCCCTACTGAGAATGATTAATCAGAAGGAAGAGTCATAATGAGCCATATTTATCCAACATCAGAATGTTTGAGTAGCCTATCGAAATTCAACCGTCGCATTATTGAACGCGCCGATTGCCCTGACTGGAAAGGGTGCTATGAGCGACAAAAAGAGCGCTGGCAAGCGCGACTTTCAAAAATAAATCCCGCCGAAATGACTGATGAGCAATTATTCAAGTCTTATGTTCTGTCAAATGATCTTCAGTTGAAGAATGCTATTCGCGTGGAGATTAACAAACGCGCCTTGCTGAAGACGGGCGCGGATGATAGCGACGATGATCTATGTCCAGAATGTGGATTACTCTGGGAAGATCATCGGACTTATCCGGCTACCAACACACCATGGGGGTTGCAACCGGAAGAGCCGGTCTGCCCCAGGATGGACATGAACAAGCTGATCGATTACTAAGAAAGGGGCATGAATGGCGAATGCGAAGAGAGTATATTACAAACTAACCCTCACAGATGAAGAAAACAAAGCGCTCATTGCATATATCCATAAGCGTTTTGGAAGGGCGATGCCGATTGCAACTTTCATTTGTCGGTATGTAATACCCGCGTATTTAGGCGATAAATGGCCCCTGCCTAAAGAGCAGCGCGGAGCCTGGAAGGACGATTGTCCCTGGCCTCTGGTCTCGCTGGATGATAGTGAATAGAGGACTGGTAACTTTCTAATCTACTACTAATGCGAGAAGGTTACTTTCTGTGATATACTATAAGTAACTTAAAAAACAAACACTCACCGCGCGCGGTGAGTGACTGAAAGGACAAATTTCAATGTCAAGAAACGACAAATTTCAACTACAGTGTACCACAGAATACATATTATGTCAACGGGTTTTGTTCGAGATGGAACAGGTTGCGCAACACGAACGCTATGCAGAAGAGTTCATTTGGGAACTTGGAATTCTGGTTCAGGTTGTTAACCACCCAATTGATGGGGAATTCGTTAGACTGGATAACGGACAAATCTGGGCTGATTTTACTCCCCAAGAAGCAACCTATGAATTAGCCGCCGCTTTTCTTTCATAAAGTCGAAACGGGGTTATCCCCCGTCGGCGGTTAACAAATCGCCCTGATGAGACTTGTCAGCAACTAGCAATAGGAGAATAAACAATGATTTGTAAAGACTGCGCCGCAGAAATGTCGCATCGGGTAGGCGGCGACGAGAAGGAACAATGGGAACTATGGGCTTGCGCCTGTGGGCGCGAAATATCTATCGGGGATATACAAGGTTTCCCGTATGAGTACACCTACACCTATATAAACACCGACACACAACAGACTAGCAAAAAGGAAAACATAATGACCAACAAAATAACAGAACAAGAATTGAAGGAAATAATAAACAAACATAAGCAATGGGTGGCGGGGGAAGGCGACGGTATCCGCGCTAACCTATCCGAGATTGACTTATCTGAGGCTTACTTGTTCCGCGCTGATTTATCCGAGGCGTACTTGCGCAAGGCTGACTTACGCGGGGCTAACTTGCGCGGGGCCAACTTGCGCGGGGCTTACTTGCGCGGGGCTGACTTATCTGGGGCTTATTTGTTTGACACCAATCTGTCCGACACCAATCTGTCCGACGCTAACTTATCCAGGGTTGACCTGCGCAAGGCCGACTTGTGTTTTACCAACCTGCACCAGGCCAATCTGTACGACGCTGACCTGTACTGCGCTGATTTGCGCGACACTGATTTGCGGGGCGCAAATCTCAAAGGCGCAAATCTGTACGGCGCTGACTTGCGGGGCACTGACCTGTCCAATGTAACGATGAACTGGAATTCGCATAACCTTATCGCTGAAAAGTTCATGCGCTGTAACGGGTGGAAAAAGTATAATGTGTCGATTGCTTGCATTAAGGGAGGTTCGGAAGTCATCGGACGCAGGACGCTAGATTGGAAGGATTATCTAAAAATTCTGTCTGATAAGTTCATCGCGTGGGCTATCCCACATATCATCTCGTGGATAACGCCTGGAGACGTTCTACCAGACGAACTAGAGGATGCCATTCTCGCACACTATGAAAAACAAGCACGCAACCAGGAGGAAACAGCATGACCGACCAATACCAACCAACGCAAGAAGAGTTGAAAAAGGTTTTGCGGTTACATAAACTGTACGCTAGCGGGATAGCTAGCGGAAAACGCGCCAACTTACACGACACAGATTTGTGGCGTGCGGATTTGAGCGACGCGGATTTACGTGGCGCGGATTTGCGCGGCGCGGATTTGCGTGACGCGAATTTGCGCGGCACAGATTTACGCGACGTGAATTTGAACTGTGCGAATTTACGTGAGGCGAATTTGCGCAGCACAAACTTACAAGACGTGAATTTGAGCTGTGCGAATTTGTGGAATTCAGATTTGTGGCGCTCGAATTTATGGCGTGCGAATTTAAGTGGCGCGGATTTACGTGGCGCGGATTTACGTGGCGCGGATTTGGGCAGTGTGGAGTTTGACAAATGTATAATGAATTGGAGATCACACAACCTTATCGCTGAACGCTTGCGGCAATCCGAAGGTCATGATAAATGGCTACTTGAGATAAGCTCAATAAAGGGCGCTTTAGTGGGCTGTTGGGATGATTATCTAAAAATTCTGCCTGATGAGTTCATCGCGTGGGCTATCCCACATGTCATCTCATGGATAACGCCAAATGATGAACTTCTAGAAGAGTTAGAGGATGCTATTCTAGCGTTCTATGAAAAACAAGCACGTAATCAGGAGAAAACAGCATGATCGACCAATATAGGCACGAGGCGTTGCCAGGGGCGCTGGGGGAGTTTATCCCCCTCACGTCAACCTCACGGATAAGGGCAGTAAGATTAATGTACGGGACGTTCAAATGCACGCTTGGCGATAGCTGTAATTATGTTTTTCCAGTTATCCCTCACGTGGTATTAGACCATGCCAGCCATCCAGAACCAGTTGACCCGCTCCCAACTGGTGATGTATATACCCTGGAATACATCGCGGCGAAACTGGATGTTATCCACGCTGCGACAACCAATGATCCCTGGTACGCGGTCAAAGACGAGCGCTCAGTGGCAATCATTAAAAAGCTGGACGCGGTGCGCGGCGAGATTGAAGCGCTGACCGGAATCCCGGCGATAGACCGCGAAGACGCGCTTTAAGCGCCGTGCTACGAGCTTATAGGAGACAACTATGAAGTATAAATATGGATGGAAAGGTTTAACGCCCTACGGAACGAGTTACAACGATTTTGAATATAATTTTCCGGCGCGTGGGGAAAAGTGGAGCGATTGGACTGAAGCCCCAAACGCGCCGAAACAACCTGATGGAATTATTTGCTCTGAGGGAAGGCTACATTTATGGCAAAAGCCCTCTATTCAATACGCGCCAGCAGGAGCGTGGTTATGGTATTGTAGGTACCTGGCTGATGATGAATTAGGTATAGGCGGCCAAAAAATCGCTGTTCGAAGATTGCAGATTAGGCGCGTTACAGCAAAGTGCCTAGCCAGGATGATAAGGCTCGGATGGCTCAAAGGCGCAACTCTCAGGGGCGCAACTCTCGAAGACACAAATCTCAAAGGCGCAAATCTCAAAGGCGCAAATCTCAAAGGCGCAAATCTCAGGGGCGCAAATCTCAAAGGCGCAAATCTCGAAGACGCAAATCTCAGGGGCGCAACTCTCGAAAGCGCAAATCTCTGGGGCGCAAATCTTTGGGACGCAAATCTCAAAGGCGCAAATCTCGAAGACGCAAATCTCAGGGGCGCAACTCTCGAAGGCGCAAATCTCTGGGGCGCAAATCTTTGGGGCGCAACTCTCAAAGACGCAACTCTCAGGGGCGCAACTCTCAGGGGCGTGACATTGCCAAACGGTAAACCCTGGGAATCTGCTACTGATCTCTCGCAATTCACAACGGGGGATAAATAATATGAATAAGCTCGAACTGACAGCAATAACAGTTACGCGATGGTCGATCCCGGAACTGGCGGACGCGGCCAGGGGGATTGACTACAGTACAATCGAACAAGCCATCGCCCTCGTGGGTCTGTGGGGCAGAGCGAACGAGGCTTATTGCAATTGCCAGTTGCGCGATGACTGGCAAGTAGACCTGGAAGACGCGCAGAGCATTCTCTCAGAGATCGAACTCATTCCGGGGGCGCGGGGCTATGGATTATTGCAAGCCCTGCTAGAATCCACACTGGAAGCGATTGACTGCGTATTGCAGACAGCCCGCTTCGATCCATTTTATGCGCAAGACTGGTTTGGCGGTGAATAATAGGCGTGATAAAATATCTTAAGCAGCAACATGTAAAAGATTATCTCTGTGGCGGGGACGAGCAAAATGAACACACACTGGAACATATGAAAATTGCAAACAATTTCTGGAGGATAAGAGGTGAGGAGCAATCATGAGTAACGAAACAGCAAATCCCGACATGATTATTATGGCGCGTGATATACGCCAAATAAATCAAAAACAATTGGCAGCGAAGTGTGGTATTAAGGCGTGGAAAATTAGCAAATATGAGCGCGGTATCAAACCCGTACCGCCAGATGATCTTCGCATGATTGCGGAAACATTATCTTTCCCAATCAAGTTTTTCCTTCAGGACGCGCCACGTTCATATATTAAATTTCCCTGCAAGCGGGGACATTTATGCTTTTGACCAACACCAACAAGAGTAGGGACTTTTTGTTACCCCGATATGGAGGATGAATGATGCCTGTCTTCTTAGTTGAATTGCACACACGTTCCTTTGCGGAAATATTTAAACGCGCTGGAAGCAATCAGGGCGTTGTGTTGGGTGCGTATAACACATTGGAAAAGGCAAAAACTCAAATCGTGCGCATTATCAACAGTGAGGGAAACGGCGCTTATGTAGAGCGCGATGTTTCATACTGCTCACGCCAAATCGTAACAACTTTTGAGTTTCTGTCTAAATACGGCGGCGGTTCTTTATACACACTCTGCGTTTCATCATACGAAGTGAATAAACCAATCGAAGGATTGCAATCATGAGTGTTAGAGAATATATCGAACAATATAAGCAATGGTGGGCGTTATTTCCATACACGCTTAATGGACTGCCCTTTGCGCACTGGAAAGCGCAAAAGAAGAAATGCGGCTACAGCAGGGACTGGAAAGGACAAGTCTCTACTTCAGCGCACCAAAAACACACGCCTATATTTCATTGTCCCTGTATTTTACAATCAAAGGGCAAACAATCATGACCGACGGCGATGTTAGAAAAATTCATGCAAATATTTCCTACATTCACGACAAAGGCGATATTCGGGTTTTTTTACGGCATGGGCGGCATGATGTTATTGTCGAAATATGTCAACAGGTGGAGGGTACTCATATGAATGGGAACGCAAGAATGAAATTTAAAAACCTTAGCGCCCTGATTGAAACCCTACAAGAGATACAAGACGACTGGCACGCCGCAACAGAAGATGCCTTATGGAAACACATTCAATCTGTTCACAAATCAATATGGGATAATCCCTAACACACGGCACTTATTCCAAAACCCGCTCTTGACAAACAGCAAAAGATGTGAGAAGCTAGGATTAGCGTGAGAAAAAGAAGCGTGGGCGCGATTGGCTATCGACTATGCCCGAAGGTGATGCAAGCACCGAACGACTAAACGCCCCTTTTGGGAGCGGTTAGACTATAGGATTTAGCCACCTGTAGCTTGCTCTGACCGTTACCAACAGGGGCTTTTTGCTACCCCGATATGGAGGATAAAGAATGCTTGAATATGTGTGGAACCAAGACAAAACCCATGCGCTAATATTCGACCCCGATGGTAAAATTGTCTTGAAAATTAATGTAACTACAGAAGACACATATTTCATCGAGACATTGTGCAAATTGCTGAATGATGCTCTAAGGATAGATCCTCCTTGCACTGGCACATTGCTTGCCGAACGTTACGACGTGGGGAAATATATTAAAGCTATTATACGCATAATGGATGAACAGGATCGAGAGGATGAATGATGATTTGTGAAAACTGTGGACAACCAGATGAGCATACCTACCACGAGTGCCAGGTTAATTTCTTGTGTGATGAGATTGGATGTTGGAATGAGGCTATTTCACACAACATGCCGCTAGAATATCCTAGCTGGCATGTTGGCGGCAAACATGATGATTACTTGATTCTATGTCCAGAGCACAACGAGGAATTGCAATCATGAGTGACGGCGATGAACTGAAATGGCTTATAACACCCCATGAGGATTGTTCTTCACAACCATCCGCGTCGATAACCATATGGCAAGCGGTTTTGAAAGCTCGTTCGCGTGAATCGTTTTTAAAACAATCTACCATTGGTTATCGATGTGGTTTTGTTCTGCGCTTTCATAAAAACCCGCTCCGCAGCATCAGCAAGCAAGGGCGGGCTATTATAAATTATATCCGGCAATATAAATAAACTTTGGTGGTCAACCCGCCCTTGACAAACAGCCGGGAATGTGAGAAGATAGGATTAACAAATGAATGGTTGTGACAGACCAATACCAAGTAATGAAGCCGTTGTGATTACGGCTGATCGGCTACCCTCTTGGGGGAACTGTCACGCCGTCAACCGTAATCAGAGCGGCTTTTGAGTTAGATAGGGAGAATGAATGATGAACGCATACTGGATAGCAACCAAAATGATTGAATTGCATGAACCTATTGTGATTTCAGACGAAATACACGGTTCTCAACTAATCGACTGGGCGGCAGCGAGATTGGTGTTTGCAGAATCTAGAAGTCAAGCGCGGTACATCTTTTGGCGCGATTGTTGGCAAGAGGAAACTTACGGACAGTTGTTCGAGGAAAGTCTCAACGATATAAGAACCATACGACTAATCGCTAAAAACATCGACCATGCCCCCGGTGTTGAGGATTTTCCCGCCGATGAGGAAAGGTGGTACTGCGATGATGATGGTGTCTATGATCTCGCAGAAATCGATGATCCTATTTGGCGCGAAATTGCGCGGCGATTTTGGAATACAAAGGAATTGCAATCATGACGTTAGACTGGAAAACGCGGGAACACCTACACATATTCAAAGGCGCGGCGCTGCACGTGCTCATAGCGCTTATCGCCCACCAAAACAGGCGCGGGCGTTGCTGGCCTAGCAATGATCTATTGCGCCGTGAGACAGGCTTTGCCAGCGCGTCTATCACAAAGGCGCTCGACTTGTTGCAAGGGCTACAGACCATCGTGAAGGTGCCATACAAAAATCGCATCGGCAAAGAAAAAGCCCTTCACCAACGGAAAAATGTGTACCAACTAACCGGCATGTACATCGCCGACGGAGAAATTCACACTTACCTGTACATGAACGAGGAGACCGCCCAGAGTATCATCGAAGAGTTGGATGCCCTCGGCAAATATTCACTAGGTGAATGTTTACGTAGTAAATGTTTAATTGGTGAACACGAAGTTAATACAGTAGTTAAAGGTGATACAGAAAAGAAAGATTCCCGCGCAAGCGCGATAGACGATGGTGATGGTCAGCCAAGAGGGTGTCCTACGTGCGCGGTTAAGGCCGATGAGTGCGAACATGTACGAGGCGAGGTGTGTGAGGGCTATTTCCCATCATTGACATTATTGATGGGAATGTCAGAACAGCAACGCGCCGCATGGCGAGATATTGCAGCCCAACGCAATTACCCCTGGTTGCCCGAATTGGACGAAAGCATTGCACGCATGGGAGCGCCGGATAAATCACTAAAAAAGTGTGACTGTCTTGGTGGTTGTGTTTGTGATTTGGACAAAAACCGCGCTTGTCAGGCTGGAGCGTGTCCTGGAGGACGAAACCCGAAAACCTGCAAGGACTGGGGGAATAGTACGTGCCCGGAAACCAGTGTCTTACAAAATGTAAGTGGTTCAACCGATACCCAGCCCTGCATGAAATGCGACGCACCCCTGACTGGTAATCGCATTTATTGCGATGAATGTGACCCTTATCCGAGCGTTACTCATCGCGCAGACCACCTATTTATCGATCAAGGTGGCGAGTTGATATGCGGTCATTGTGGAGGCATGTTTGACGACGTGGGTGATAGTCCTTGTGAACACAATCCGAATGTTGCGAACCGCAACAATCAGGAGGCAATCACCACAAAGGTGTACCACTGGAAAGATGTGAAGCATCTTTGGGATAAGGATAACCGACGATTTACCGATCAGTATGAGGGGCGCGAGCTTGTCTATATTGGGCGCGAGATGCCTAGATATGAATTACCTCGCAGCGCCTGGAATAACCCATACAAGATCGATCAGGACGGTACGCGGGAAGAGGTGATTGCAAAGTATCGGGAATTGATCGAAGGCGAAGATCACCCACTACAAGCGCGTCTGCACGAGCTTATCGGCAAGGGGCTTGTGTGCTGGTGTGGCGAGGGTAAGTGTCACGGCGATGTGCTGGCGGAAAAAGCGAACGCGCTGGCCGGGTATGCGCAAGAGCGAATTGACACACCGCCTGAATGGTGGACGAAACGTCATGCGTCATTGTTGCGTGTATGTGCGCAGAGCGCAAACAGAACCATAATCCCATCGCAACGCATCATGGATGATACCGAACGATGTTTGCAATTATTGGGCGCGGGATATTTTCAGCCCGTATTAAAGCGCGATGGCAAGCCACGCAAAAACGGCGCTGTAGAATTATCCGATAAAGGCTGCGCGGCCTTGCGTTGGCCGTCTGTTCAGGAACTAGAAGCGCAAGACCAGATATTGATACGAGCATTGCCTGATGACTGCAAATTGGTCATCGCTCGTGTAGGCGGATCGGAGTATTCCCCGGCATCGGAAGCGCAGGATGGCACGGCGTTAATTAAGACGCTGTGGGATAATGGGTTATTGCGCTCAATTAATCAAAACGCGCAAAAGGCTACCTACGCATTGAGCGCGAAAGGGGTGCGTATCGCCGGGTTGTTAGATGATAAATATCGCCAACAAGCCGAGGCGGATAGAAAAAAGGCATTGGAGGCGCGGCGAAACAAGGGCGAGCGCGAAAAGAAAGTTGTAATCGGGCAGGATAATATGCCTTATGCGGAGATTATTGCGCCTACTTTCTGCGCGGCAACACCGCAAGATGTGAAATTGAAATCAGACAGAACGAACCTGAATCGTATTAGTCGGGAATTGCGAACATGCGGACTATCCCTGTCAGATGTTCAGTATTTGTGCGATTGGGTAGAAAACAGTCGTATTGAAAATGCCGATGATAAATCCCACTGGATACATAATGCGACAATGAATTGGCTAATTGATAGCAAGGGGCGCGCCGCCCGTATTCTGGCTGAGCGCGGCAATGATACACAGAAACACCAGCAGATGGTTGGGATATCCATCGCCGATGATCTTTTAGAAAAATACAGAGATGAGGAAGCGTAAATAAAATGAGCGATAATCCATATGCGGGAGAGCAGTTGAGCCTGTTTGACGCGCCGGAAAGTAGCAAGCGAGAAGAATCACACGAGCGCTGGTATTATGTCACGAAAGACAATAACGATAAGATGCTCGTATTGGATGATAAGGGCAGACATGTTTTTGTGGATCACGATTTGCAATACGTAAAGCCATTCTTTATACGCAATCCCCATCGCGCAAAATCGCTGGCGCAATCGCTGGGGGCGGTTGCGCGGGTGTATCCCTACGACATTCACTGGCAATTCAAGGGTGGCGAATGATGACTAAAGACAAGAACGGAACTATTGTATTCTCAGGAACTCTCCAAAAGGGCGTGGCGACTGTTGGTTTTGTCATCTATGCTGATAAGGCGGTTGTCAGTCGTTCGGATAATGGGCATTATGAAATGATGGAATTGTCAATTGAGGATGCGCGGTTACTTTGGAAAACTTATTCGGGTTGGGGATATGAACAAGCGGTTGGGGTAGGTGAATGATGCGACTTTCCCGGCAATTACGGAAATTTATGTATGCAACGCTTTTCCCAGGGTTAGTTTATTTACAGGATCACGGTATAGCTGGCAAGCGCGTATCTGTGCCGCGTTGGGCATACTGGCCGTGCCGGGCTTCTATGCGATTGGAATGGCATTTCATTCAAAAAAACGCGATAAAGAAGGCGAAAAAGGAATTGCAATCATGAGGGGTAAAATGCCTACGCAGCATGAACTAGATAAAATTCTCGAAACTGTAAAAATGCGTAAAGCAATCAACCGAATGACAAGAGGTTATGTCAAGCGTAAGCCTGATCCACACAAAGGTGTCAAGCATCATCATTATTATCTCTACTTCATTCAATGTGGCGATATGGTGAAAATCGGCAAGGCCATAGACGCAAAGCAACGGATGAAAGAATTACAGACTGGCAACCCCGCGCCCTTGCGATTGCTGGCGGCCTTTGCGCGTAAGGGACATTTGGAGAGTGAATACCATAGGCGGTTTAAGCATTTACATATTCGCGGCGAATGGTTTCAATACACAGAAGAAATCAGACAATGTATAAAGGGCATGGTGAGAAATGAATGATATTATCTTACTGCCAAACGATAAATGGAATTTTCACAGCACGGGATTAAATATTCAACCCGGCCTGGAATATCGTGAATGGAAAGAACTCGGTATCATGTTGCAAATTTTGGCTTCTATAATCGAGTTTGCCATTGGAGACTGGTTAGCCTATGGCGAGCATGTTTATGGTGAAATGTACAGTCAGGCGATTATTGCTACAGGTAAATCATATCAAACTTTAGCCAACTATGTTTGGGTAGCGCGTGCAATTGACCCTTCTCGACGGCGGGAAATTGATTTCGGGCATCATAGCGCGGTAGCTGGGTTAGAGCCGGACGCGCAAGACGCTATCCTAGCACAAGCGCAAGAGGAAGATTGGCGCGTTTGGCAAACCAGGGCGTATGTAAGAGGCTACAAACACAAAGCCAACGGCGGCAACGATAATCAACAACCCATACGATATTGCCCCACATGCGGGCGGGAATGGAGTGGGTAGAATGACAACCACGCATGATAGGTTTATGACCTATTGGCAATCCAAACACGAGCCGCGATATAGCGCGATTAAAAATGCCTGGAGCGGGAATGACCCGCGCAAGGCATCAAGCGACAGTCAGAGCTTTTGGTATTATCCCGGTTCCGATGGGGAACATGGCGGATATAAGTATTTTGCTGGCGGTAGCGGGAAAGATGAAAAAGGCTCGTTATATGACATTTGCCGGGAACTGGATATTGAAATCACCGGCAAATCCGATAACGGCGCAGAAAAGGATAATTTTGGCCTGTCGCGTGTTCCCCCAGATATATCGCAATCGCCACAGAAGCGCCCAAATTTGCCTGAAATGCCCAGGAAGGCGGTATCACAGCCAAAGCCTTCTAAACGGGCGTTTGCGGGGCTGTCGGCATACGCGGCGGCTAAAGGAATCCCGGTGTATGTCTATGAGGACTGGGGAATTACGGAGGGTGAATTTGGCGGTGAAAAAGCCATGTTCATGCCGCACGAGGACGGCTTTGTGCGAGTGCGAACATTTGGCGAAAAGCCGCGCTTCCAACCTGTAAAAAAAATCAAAGAAATAAAAGGGAAAAACTACCGTTGTCTGTATGGATTTGACAAGGCGGTTACACGCGCAATTGAAAACAGGCTACCGCTCGTTTTAACTAACGGTCAGCCCTCGGTAATCAAAGCGCAATATTACGCGCTGGCGGCGTTCGCGCAGACGGACGGCGAAAAGGGCTTACAAGCGGATTTGTTAAAGAGGATTATTGATGCTATTCATAAGCACGATCTAAAAATATTTATCGCCTTAGACGCAGACGAGCCAGGCCGCGATATGGCGGCAACGGCGAAGGCGCAATTTGCCGCGCATGGCATCGACGCGCCCGTCGCCGATTTTGGCGGCCATAACGGATTTGATTTGGATGATTTCTGTAGTTTGTATAAAGCGGAAACCATGCGACATCTAACGCGCTTATGCTCCTATCGCGCTGGCGATTTGCGCCCGATTGTCAATAGCGAAATGATGCGCGATGATTTTGATGATTTTGTATTTTACGAAAAAGGGGATAGCGCGCAGCTTGCCGGAACGGGTGGAGAGGTCGCGCCTATGCCCATTCCGGCGATACGGCAATTTGGCGGAAACGCCCGCAACCTGTTGCCGGGCATGATGACCGCGATTGTCGCCATATCTGGCGGCGGCAAAACATCGTTTATTGAATTGGTTATTGATGAACTGATGAAAAACTACGCAATGGACTGTATGATCTATACGCCGGAATGGACAGACGACAAGCTCCATCATCGGCGTATACACCGATACGGTAACGGCAAGGTCACATGGGAACAATTGCAAGATCATGCGGCCTGGATTAATGAAACTGGACGCGGCATTGATAAACAACATTGTATTGGTAAACAATTGACACAAGCGCAACGCATGGAAGCAAAGGCGATAAATGACCGGCTTTACAAGTGGCCGGGGCGCTTGCATGTATTTCAGGGCAAGCAATTTACCGAAGATATTCTTGACGATATGAAAAATCATCTGTCGTTATTGCGTAGATATAATCGTCGGGTTGGGTTGGCGGTGTTCGATTACATCCAGTTAATGCGAACAAACGAGGAACAGCCAGCGCGTTCAATGTATGAAACCATGCTGGCTGAGATTAAGCAGTTTTCAATGAGTTATGGCATTCATTGTATTGTGGGCGTTCAGATTGAAAAGTCAAAGGCGCAAAAGAAATTACTTGACATTTATGACGCGCAGTGGGTACGCCCTGATTATTTCAATCTAATTGTGTTGCCGAATTTGTGTGTGAAATCAGACGGGCAGAACGGCGATGAACCGGAATACAATATAATAGACATAGGCACTGGCCGAGAGCATATCGCGGCAAGAGTAAGAATAGGCAAAAATTCAGGTGGTCGCAAGGGTGTCGCCAAAATGCTTACCGACTTCGAGTGCCTTTCCTGGTGTCTAGATAAAACATGGAAAACAGTTAATGGCTAAGCCAGATTGGATTGATGATGGCATATATTCTAGAAAATAAAGAAACGGGTAAATATCTTATAGCAACAGGAGCGCTTACGATTTCATTTACCGAAACAAACAATCGAAACAAAGCGACTATTTATCCAACATCTGAAGAAGCGCAGCGAGGTATCCTGGCGGCAGCTTATTTTGCAAGAATTAATGCTAAGAGCATCGAGTTAGATGTTGACGGTTGACATTATAGCCATAATGTGTATAATAGAAGTATGGAAACAATACAAACAGTACGAAAACACATAACCCTAAAGAAGCAGGCTCAATGCGACATAATTGAGTTGCGCAGAAACTACCCGATACTGGGAGGCGTGGTATCGGTTATCGATCATGCGTTGGCAGTGGCGCGCATCATTCAAGATGAATATCCAACACTGTATCATGACATTTTATTATCATTGGAGGAAGAGGACAATGAGTGAACCATATCAAGCGGTAGGAAATGATTATACGGTCATTATCCCGGCAGGCGACGGAACGGATTTGACAATCGATTTTGTTATGTCAATTCGTGAAGGCGCTCATTCCAGCATGGTCATTGAAACGGTAAAACATTTTTGCATCGCGTTAGAATCGTTAGCTAACGGGCGTAGTGATGTACCCACAGGACGCACTGGATATGAACCATGTCCATACAATCGTGTTTTAATCTCATACGCTAATGTTTATGTACTACAAGAAAACGGTGCTGGCAATAAACGGCTGGTCACAAAAAAGGCATTGATGTTCACTGAACATACAAGCGCGGCGCGTTATGTGGACTTGGTTAAGGGCTGTGTTTGGAAAATTGACCCGCTTATGCAAGAGATAGGAATTATAGTACATACCGGACACTCTAAGGCGACAGCGCCGCGCAACAACAATCCATCGCAACAGCAAGCGCCGCAACAGCAGCCAACAATGCCACCAATACTGGGGAATTCTGGCACAACGCCCTACTATGAACAATTTCCAGGGAGACAAGAACTGGGCGAAAATTACGATCAGACAGTAGTTGCTATTGGTATCCAACAAATCGATGTCGGCTTTAGCAATGGTCAGCGAATCTATGAAATGTACTCTTCTTATCGCGGCGATGTCAGTCAGTGGGGGTTTGATACCACTCGCATTTATGGCACAAAAAAGAATGGAGAGACATTCCAGGCGGTAAAAGACAATGCAACAGTTGCCTATCTTGAAGGGCTTGAGATGGGAACACACAAAGTTAACACACGTGCCGTTTATTGGGTGAATAAATCAACGACGGTAAAAAGGAATAAGGACGGGGAAGAGTATTTTCCGGTCTACCTCAATCTCAATAAACTGGACATTGCGCACGAGAACGCGCCAAAGTCGGGCGAGGAAAGCCAATTGCCGCCGGGCGGGTTTGATGACGTTCTGGACGGAGCATTAACGCCGGAAACAAAAGGAATCGAACCCACCGATCCACCAGCAAGATATGATGATATACCGTGTTAGTGTTGGTTGTTCAGGACGGGGCATCTACTGTAAACGAACGATATGAAGCACGCATAAGACGAAATTAAAATCGAAGCCAGTCGATTGCTGGCAAAACGAGATTGGTTAAAGGGAGAACAGTAATGGAAATGGCAGAATTTTTAGACACGCTTCGCCCAGAAATGAAAGCAAAGGAGGGCGATTTAACTACTGATGAATATCGAGAATGGCTACGCTCACAAGTTGCGCAATTTAGAAAGTATGCCAGGATGGATTATAGCAAAAAAATCCAGGCGCGGTATAACGTTGTTGCTGATTTCTACGAAGCCGCGCTTGCCGAAATAGAAACGGGAGACAAGATTCCGTTTTAGTTTGGTTGTTCAGGGCGGGGCATCTCCTGCAACGAACGATATGACGCACGCATAGCTCACCTTTGAGACCCTAACCGTAAAGCAAAATGCCCTGCCCTTTTTTATCTACGATTAGCAATGAAAGGACAACGAACACGCCACACAAACTAAACAAATGGTAGTGTGGCGTGGTTGTATAGCCCGGCAGAGTGTGAATTCTGCTATGTAAATTCAGTTCGCGACTATACCGCGTGAAAAATGAAATTCATGTTATTGTCGGGCTTCTCTTGAAACGGAATTCTAACCTTCGAGAGGGGGCAAAGCGCCAAATTAGTCAGTGTATGTGACTGACTAACACGACAAAACGAGTAAACGCAAAATAATTTGCCCGGTAGGGTAGGGGAGTAAAAATGAATACATGCCGATATTGTAAAGGGGAAACTACTAGTTATTCTGATGTTTGTGTTATCTGTCAAAATGACTTAATCGAACATCGACGCGCATATGGCGCGGCAATAGATCAGGCATGGATAGAATATCGCGAAAATAATAAAGCTATCCACGCGCATTATCATCAGGCATATAAAAAACTTTTGCAACGGTTAGCCAACCCCCTAAATCTTGATTTAGGCACGCCCCCTAATTGGATTGGTGGTTCATCGCCTGAACGCTCCGATGAATGGGAGACAGTATAATGCCAGATGATTACAATATAAAACTAGGAGAGGCCGCGCAAAATAGAGCGCGGATAATGACTGAAGATATAGGATTTATCACATCATTTAGGGCTGTTGGCGATGATAGCCATGTGGAAATCTGGGATAATGAAGGTATTCTTGTTTTTGACGCGAGTAACAAGGATGAATTGAACCTGCGCTATCTTGAGTGGCGCGATGTATTTAGAATGGTGTATTTAATGTATTTAGAGAGTAGTTATGACTGAGCGGCAGAAAGAAATCATTGCGGAACAAAAACGCGAACTAGCACGCCTGGAACTAGCACGCCTGGAAGCGGAAGAGGCAGGTTGGAGCAAGCCCCAAACTTTTACTTACTATGGCGCTTCTTTCATATCTATACACGAACTCGCGCTCGGCACTGAAGTTTTAGCCTTCGGCACAAAATTTGAAATCAAGTGGCGGGTTATTCCAGAAACACAGATAGACAAAAATAGCAAAGACAGCATACTATTAGATTTCCGATCTTTATTCGCTGCGGGTAAGGAAGAGGTTTTTAGAGACGGGGTGGAGACGGCGTTTTCAAGAGGGCTTATAGCCCGTATCGAGAAGTTCGGGAACATAGCAATTATCATACTTACCGATTTGATTGTCGGTGAACAAGTACATCCTGAAGTCGCTGGCGAGGCTTTGCGCTGGATTGGACGAATTGACAATCCACCAACCTACAATGACCGTCGGCAGTTGCTTGAGTATAGTTTAAGTAGCCCTTCCCCCACCATAAGGGACGGAGCGTTATTGGGACTGGCTTCTTTGGATGACCCTGTGTCGATACCTGTTTTAGAGAAGGCGGTTGAACAAGAGCGCATCAAAGAGCTACGGCAAGATATGCAACAGGCTCTTAAGCAATTAACAGAAACGCGATTAGAAAATGCGCGAGGTGACGCGAATGACCAATAAATATAATGCGCGAAAAACAAAATACGACGGTCATACATTTGATAGCATGGCCGAACGCAATCGATATGTTGAACTGCGATTATTAGAGCGCGAAGGGCTAATTAAAGACCTGCGCGTTCATCCTCGATATGAAGTTTTCCCGGCGCATACCATCGAGGTGCGGCGTAACCGCGCAATTCATTACGAACCTGATTTTACTTATAGTTGTGAGGGAAAACTGGTTGTTGAGGATATTAAGGGAGTAGAAACTCAAGTATTTAAAATCAAACGGAAATTATTTGAGGCAAAATTTGACACACCTATTACAATTATCAAGGCATAAGCAGATAGGAGAGTGAAATGTCTGACTTTGAAACATTATGTGAGGAACTTGAGTGCGCGGTCAGCGATGAATGCCTAGCGTTCCTAACAAGTCATGTGGCGGAACTGGAAACCGCCTATGTTGGCGAGGCCGATGGCCTAACGTTAGGATGGCTGTATTATCGATTCGGTATCGAAACAGAAGCAATGCAAGCTACAAGAATGATGTGCGCGGCGGTATCCAATAAATATAATATGTACGATGCCCAACTCCAAAATGTCGTCGGGGCAGGGTTGCGTAGCCCTGGGCCTGACCCGGCCAATGCGCGAGAAAGTTTCGATCTTATCGCGGGATATAAGCAATACCGCGAAGAGCTTGAGGCAGCCGAGGCAAATTGGAGTACCGCCTGCTTGAGTGGCAAGTTGCCATTCACTGAATTTTATGACGCGCTGTGGAGCGCCTTTGGGGGAACATAGTTTCTCCAGACGGGCAACTATAGATATAAGAGATACATGTAATTTAATGCCCTTTATATCTATAGTTGTATGAGTTGATACAATAGCATCAATTATGTTACCGTGCGCTGGATGACTTCAAAGTCCGGCTCTTCCGGTTCTATTGGCTGCGGCTCTACTGGCGGTTTAGGCTCTGGCTGTTTATACAGCGCAATCTTTGCCGCATACCAGCCCCGCGCTAATTTATCAAGGGCATGAATAACCCGCGAACCACCAATGAGGGGAATACCGGCGAGAAATAGGTCAAGCGCGTGGAATCCAAGATAATCAGGGTATTCAATGCCAAATACCGCGCAGAATGAAAGACCCTCTACATCCTTCAGAAACTTGTAATTGCTTCCTGAACTTTCGGTTAACACTTGCCAACCGTCAAATAGATGAGTGACGGCGATAGCGGCATATGTCAAAACAGCTACCACACACAGAATGGCAATGTCGATAAACCGGTCTTCACTCACTTTAGATTGAAATTGCTTTGCCCAGCGCCCGTTGTAAAGACGGCGAGCTATTTGCTTAATCACAAGGCCGTTTGCACCGTCAACAAATGCCCAAACAGCAGCCGAGGCTGCCAACATTAAAGCGATCATTGTTCCATCGAACATGTTCTTTGCTCCTATAGATAAATTATACGAAATGTACGAAATGTTTAAGCGCCCTCTTGGGTGCTTTTGTCGTCAGCGACTTCAGCGCCTTCCGTGTTCTGGGGGCTGTTCTGAATAGATGGGTTGTCGGGCTTAACTTGGGGGTAATCGCCTGTGATCTCCGATACCTTTTCTTTGGCCTCATTTAATTCCGATCTGAGTTTTTGCGTTTCTTCCAGGATTAATTTATTTTGATCTTCAAGGTTTTGAAGTCGTCTCTCTATGGCTTCTAGCAATGTTATTACTCGTTTCGCTTCTTCTAGTGTCGTCTTCACTATATCAGTCTCCAATAGTGTATCATTTAATTGTGTGGTTGTCAGTTTAGTTCCTGTAATAGCTGTAGAAAGCGTTCTTACCTCGCTTATAATATCATCAGCGCGTTTTTTTTCTTCGCCCTCATGATAATTTAGTGCTCGCGCCATGTCGCCCACCGCATCTACCTGCCTCACGTATGCTTCGAGCGCCTGTTTATTAATATCCAACAGCCCGGCTATAGGATCGCTTTTTGCCTGAGCCTCGACCTTAACAATTTCTACCTTGCTGCTATCACGCAGTTTAGAAGCGAATGCGCGAATTAATGACGCTACCGCCAATGTGACAGCGCTAACAATAAAAACCCACCAGGGCGCGTCTTTGGGTATTTCTAAGCCCACTAATTCTTGGGCAAGTATAAAATAATTCACGCTTTATTTCCCCTTCAACATTTAATTGGCAAGCATCCGCAAGACAATGAAACGCAACGCCTTCATAAACTGCTCTTCTCTGGTTAGTTGCGCCGAAACAATGGCGCGAAAGTCAGCTATTGTCGTTGCGGCAGCCGTATCGGTTTTAGCTTGTTCAATTTCAGCTAAAATGGCCTGATATTGCTCGCTTAGTGCTTCTAAATGTGGTTTGCTTTGTGCTTGTTGCTGCTTTGAGCTAGCTGGCATTGGCTATTACCTCCACTTGACCAGACTGATGCGATACATCCCCATAAGCGAAAATCTGATAGGTTTCCGCCAGCGCGGTTTTGAATTGATATTGCGCCTCTCCACCGCTAACCGCGACTACCTCATTCTCAATAGCATGGTCATCCTCACTGTCCCAAACATCAAAACGGATTTGGGTATCACCCGGCTCCGCTGTCACGGTGATGGTTGCTATCTCAGTATCGTCGGCGGTGATCGACGATTTATCCGTCGCTATTGCCATTTGACCATAACCAGACAATAGCGCATTGGCAGTGTCAATGTCGCCTTGCGAAGCATCATCCAAATGGATTATTGTACCGTAGCTGGGGGTGGATACGCCAGCATCAAGTATGGCGCGGGCAATCTCTCCCATAAAGTTCTTTATAATCGTGTCTTGCAATACTATATCCATTATCTCTGCTCCATGACGGTAAAAATAGGATGGATTATACCCGCGCTAAGCATTGTGGCCGTCCCCGCGTTAACTGACCATTGCATTCTGACTGTGTGTGTGCCTGCCAAAACGGGCACGCGAACGCTAAGCGATATAGGGGTACGCGCATTTGAAGTGTCCTGCATGTACATGTGCGCCGTTCCCGATTCGCCCACGTATCTTGCGCCATTCACCGTGATGTCTAGCTGAGTCCCGGTTGCCGTGTTATTGTAGATTGTCCCATGGAATAGAACCAATAAATCGCTTCCCGTAGTGGTTACGTCCAGACTAAAAATAGTCGAATCAATATCAACAAACGAGGTGCTGGTGGTTGTCCAATTTCCAGCATTTTCCGCCACAACACTATTTTTTGTTAATCTTCGTAGCGGCACATTATACGTCATAGATGACAGGTCAAGAAGGTTGCTGCTTCCATCATTCCACCAGGCATCAATGTGTCGATACCAAATACTATTATCATATCGGTGATCGATAAGCCCGGACTCAATGACGACAATCCAATCATCATCGTTAAGGGCAATCTGATGTCCGGCTTCTAAGGTTAGCGTGCCTGTTGCCGCCCCTGCCGTTGTCGCTGTGATTTTGGCGACAGCAAGATAATTGACCGATGAACTTGCGCCTGAACTTTTGCCCCGTCCTAACGTATACCCGGAATCGGAATAAATTAACGCCCACATTCCGGCGGTTACAGCGTCGCCAGTAGTACCGTTGTCATATACAACCGAAGTAGCATTTAAGCCCAAGCCAGACGTGCCATTCCACCCACTTTGATTTACTTGCATAGTCGCCACGCGATTTGCGGCCTGCGGGGCGCTATACTGAGGTGGGTTTTCAGAAAACTTTTTATTCCCGGCATTATCCTGATAAACATGTACCCACTCATCGGCGCTTTCAAGGGATGAGCCGCCAATCCAATTAGCGGCTGTAGCCAAGTCGAGATTTGTTTGGGTTGCCGATGTAACCAGTTTACCGTTGATAAACGCGCTACCCGCCCCGACTGCTAATACGCTGTTGCTAATTCGTGATAACTCGAATCCGCGCACATAATTAGCATTGGCGTTCAAAAGTGCGTTGTACGCGGCATCGGCGGTTGTCTGACCTGTGCCGCCCTGTGAAATTGGAACGGGAATGGTAATAGCCGCCGACGGCGAAACGGTATCCCACCAATATGTCCCATTATAAAACAATTGTAAAAATGTTGAGTCTGTAAGATCAAAATTTGTGCCGGATGAAAAGGATATATTGCCTGTCTGGTGGCCTAAAGTAATCGTCGCTCCGGGCGCGGCGGTAATGGTTATTTTAGGGCGATAAACAGTAGAGCCGGAAGACAAGCCAATGATATTTGTGAGCTTGATTGTATCCAGTGTATCCGTTGACCCGCTTTCAGGAGCGATAATATGCAGCTCCTGCGTAGCATCTACGCTGCCGGACGCAATGGTCAGCGTAGTGAAATCTTTTCTATTTAGAATTCCTGTTGATATAACATCTGCCATGTGTTATCTCATTTCAATATAGTGCGACGACATCGATAATCAGTTCGTCAGCCGGAATGCCTGCCGATGACATGTTAAATCGGACATTGGCCTTCCCCAAATCAGCGCCCGTTCCAATGTAGGGACGGTCATCAGGCACAAAGAAGCTATACTCGCTTAGCAAATTCACAACTCCCTGTAATGAATGAAAAGCGTCCCATCCCGGTGTCACCCAGTTATACAATTCAAGTTGAATCGGATGCGAGGCCAGGCAATCGCAACGGGCGATAATTTGCGCCCAATTAAACGCGGTAACGTTGATGAATTCGACAATAAGGCTTAAGCCATTCGTTCCGGCAACCGCGTCAATGGTATACAGATTTCCATCATGCGCAATCTGTAAATCGCTTACAACGCTGGTTGTTGTTCCGGCGTTAACGCGCACGCTGGCTGCTGTTTTCTTAGGCCAGTTAATGCGAGATAACCCGAAAAATGTAATCACACCGTCGATACTGATGCTTAAATAATTAGCAACGCCGCCATCGCCGATAATGGTGGCGCCCGTTCCAAATGGGTTGATTCGAACAATTGTAGTTGTGATGTAATCTCCGGCGGATGGCACGTAATGCAGCACATTCCCCGTCAGGCTAGCAAAACCTTCAGAGAGGCCGGCGAGCCGAAGCTGCCCAGAACCATCGGTTTTCATATAAGTCCCGGCGACACCATCGCTATCTGGAAATCCGAATATCGTGTAGTCTGGATTTGCCGGGGCGGTTAACCCGACATACTTTTTATCCGTCTCATCATAAAGCCGTATTACCGCGCCTTCTCGAATCCACAAGTTACCGACTGAATCGAAAATCTTCCCCAGCATTGTCAGAATAGCGTTCAAAAAGCTCATAAAATCTCCGACACGTTATAAGACAAACAATGAACCTTGCACAATGAGAGAACCTGTTACCACCAATCCCCCGGCATGAGTTACGGTTATTCCATCTGGAATCCGATAATTCTTTGTTATCGGATTAGGGAATCCGGCTGTTTGACCCGGATTCAACCAAGAGCGGGTATCAATATATAAATCCTCTCCGGTAATCGCCGTCTGTCCATTTTGAATTTTCCACGCGCCGATAGGTTGCGCTAGTTGGTCGGGCGCGTTTTCTAAAACTTCTCGCCCATCAATATCAAAATCAAAGGGGAGCGCGGTATTGATCGGCGTACTGACAGAAACCTCAATATCGCCTTCCAATGTTAGCCAAAGATGAACCAAGCGTTTTAAGCCTACGCCCGGTGCGTTATCGGCAATGTCAGGGCGATTTGTTAAATCTAGTTGAAATGCGCGCAAATCTCCTAAATAATCTAAATAGAAATAATTTTTAATGCCAACTTCTGTTGTTGTTTTCCCTGTTCTGCTCGTGGCATAAGAGCGCAAGGGCCCAACAGATGACATATCTACTGACTGAAGATATGGATTAAGGGGATTAACAATTCCGGGATGGATGCCCATATCCCGCATTCCGGTAAATGATGCTTCTCGCGCTTCCCATTCACCTTCTTTAGCATTATAAGTAATGTCTAAGGGTAGTCCATAAAGGTAAGGAAATGTTCCCCGTTGCCGTACCTCATGCGCTTCCCCGTAAGTTTGCTCTCCGGTGGCCGGGTTATTGCTTAATATCTCTCTAACCCAAATGTAGCCAGGGTTATCGCGTACGTCGAATTCGCCATTATCCGCCCCAAACGCGGCCTGATATGGCGCTCCCGATTTTCGCCGAATGGTGCTGCGCCCTTGTTCTGCGCTGGCTATAGGTCTTGTTAAAGTCATAAAACGTCTACCCCTTTTAACGCGCTGGACGGCGTTAATTTGGCCGCCAAAACAACCGGACTGGCCGACCCGTCCCATGATCCAAACCATAAATCAGTACTATCGGCGATATAGACCTCAGTTGCGCCAGTTCGCGTTTTTGTGGCAATAGCAATCGCGTCATTACTGATTTGGGTATTGAATATCCATGTAACGCCGAAATCTGATGTGTGGGCTAACTTCGTTGTGCCGCCAAAATCCATGATGGCAAACATACGCTCTGGCTTCCTTGAATCAACAGCTAAAGCAAGCGGACTGACAATAAGCCCGTCATTTGAACCGTCATTAGGCGTAATGGCGGTTTTCACACCGTCAATAACTTTC